CTTACACAGATGTAACTGCTGTTTCAAATGTATCACTATCAAATGGCGCAAACGGTTCAACTAGAACTAACGCACAATTGTTAACTTCTTATGAACTGTTTAAAGACGCAGAAACAGTTGATGTTGGTCTTATCATTGCTGGTAAGGGTGACGCAACTCACATTGATAACTTAATTACAATCGCAGAAGACAGAAAAGATGCAGTAGTTTTTGCATCTCCTGAAAGAAGTGATGTAGTTGGAGTTACAAGTGCAGCTTCACAAGCAACCAATGTTATTGGATTTTTCAATGGCATTCGTTCATCATCTTATGTGATGTTCGATAGTGGTTACAAATACATGTACGACAGATATTCTGATGTATATAGATATGTACCATTAAACGGTGACTTGGCTGGACTTTCTGCCAGAACTGATTTAATTGCAGACGCTTGGTATTCACCTGCTGGACTTAACAGAGGTATTATCAGAGGCGCAGTTAAACTAGCTTTCAATCCTAGTAAAACACAAAGAGATGACCTATACAGAGCAAGAGTTAATCCTGTTGCTACTTTCCCAGGTCAAGGAACTGTTTTATTCGGTGACAAAACTGGTCTTACAGCACCATCGGCGTTTGACAGAATTAATGTCAGAAGACTTTTCATTACATTAGAGAAGGCAGTAGCAACTGCTTCTAAATTCCAATTGTTTGAATTCAACGATGAATTTACAAGAGCGAACTTTAGAAACATTGTAGAGCCTTTCCTAAGAGAAGTACAAGGTCGAAGAGGTATCACAGACTTTTTAGTAGTGTGTGATGAAACTAACAACACAGGTGAAGTAATTGATAGAAACGAGTTTATTGCTGAGATTTTCATTAAACCAGCAAGAAGCATTAACTTTATTACATTACAATTCATCGCAACTAGAACCGGCGTTTCGTTTGACGAAGTGGCTGGCGGCTAAGTTTAGAAAAGGAGAAATCAGATGCCAAACATAAATGACTTCAAAGCTAAACTTGCTGGCGGTGGCGCAAGAGCCAATCAGTTTAAGGTTACAATGCCTTTCCCTGGTTACGCACAAGTTGGTGGAGAAATAGAAGACCTAGCATTCTTATGCAGAAGTACATCGTTACCAGGTATGACTGTACCTAGTTTCAATGTTCCTTTCAGAGGAAGAAGCATTAAGATTGCTGGAGATAGAACAATCGAAGATTGGTCTGTTACTGCTTATAACGACACAGACTTCAAACTAAGAAATGCGTTTGAAAGATGGTCTAACGGTATTAACAATATGACAGATAACGAAGGCTTGACAAATCCAGCGGATTATCAAGTTGACGCATTTGTTGACCAATTGGATAGAAACGGTGCAACAATTAAAAGTTATACACTTAGAGGTGTATTCCCTACTACCATTGCTCCGATTGAATTGACATACGATGAAGCGACAGCGATTGAAGAATTCGCCGTTACTTTTGCGTACCAATACTTTGAAACTAATACTACTACTTAAAAACTAGTATAAATAGTTGTGAAGTAAACACAAAGGAACTAAATTATGGCTGAATTATTTGGATTTTCTATCAAGAGGGTAACACCCTCTACGGATCCAAAACAAAGCTTTACAGCACCACAGGCGGCCGATGGTACACAAACCATCGCTGCCGGTGGTTATTTTGGTCAGTACCTCGACATGGAGGGAACTGCCAAAACTGAAGCAGACTTAATCCGTAGATATAGAGAAATCGCATTACATCCGGAATGTGACATGGCAATTGAGGACATTATCAACGAGGCAATCGTGGCTAATGAAATCAAAGATGCTGTGAAACTAAATCTGGAGAATTTACCTTATGGTAAAGATGTAAGAAGAAAAATTGAAAACGAGTTTATGGAAGTCCTGAGGATGTTAGATTTTAACACCAAAGGCCACGACATATTCAGAAGATGGTATGTTGATGGAAGAATTTACTATCATAAAATTATTGATAGAAACTCTCCTGTAAAAGGTATAACAGAGTTAAGATATATTGACCCTCGTAAAATCAAAAAGATTAGAGAGTTAAGAAAGAGAAGACCAGACGGTGTTGCTATTCCAGTTGGCACAAGTATGGCCGATGAATTTGAAGAATACTTCATGTTCAACGAAAAAGGTGTTACAAACTCAACCACATCAGGTATTAAGATTGCTGTAGATGCAATCGCATTTTGTCCGTCAGGAATGATTGACCAAAATAAAAATATGATTTTGTCTTACTTACATAAGGCAATCAAACCTGTTAATCAGTTGAGAATGATTGAAGATGCAGCTGTTATTTACAGAATTGCTCGAGCACCTGAAAGAAGAATATTTAAGATTGATGTAGGTAATTTACCTAAAGTTAAAGCAGAACAATATCTAAGAGATGTTATGGCCAAGTATAGAAATAAACTTGTCTATGATGCACAGACTGGTGAAATCAGAGATGATAGAAACTATATGTCAATGCTCGAAGATTTCTGGTTACCAAGTAGAGAGGGTGGTAGAGGTACAGATATTACTACACTTCCTGGTGGTCAAAACTTAGGTGAGATTACAGACATAGAATACTTTAGAAGTAAACTATATCGTTCATTGAATGTACCTGCTAGTAGATTAGAAGCAAGTCAAGGATTTAATCTTGGTCGTTCTACTGAAATTACAAGAGATGAATTAAAGTTTACTAAATTCGTACAAAGATTAAGAAAGAAGTTTACTGAATTATTTAACGATATTCTAAGAACTCAATTAGTCTTAAAGAAAGTTATTGCTGATGAAGATTGGCATACTGTAAGGGATACTTTACAATATAGTTTCTTACAAGACGGTCATTTTGCTGAACTAAAAGAAAGTGAAATGTTGCAAGAGAGATTAAGACTTGCTGACCAGATGAGAGATTATGTTGGTAAATATTATTCAGTAGAATACATTAGAAAAAATGTTCTTAGACAATCTCAAAGAGATATTGAAGACATTGATAAACAAATAAGAAAAGAAGTTGATGATGGTATCATTTCGGCACCAACCGATGATGTTACTGACATGACATAGGAGTGAAAAATGAGTGAACACACAAAAGCATTTATAGATAATTTAGCAAGTGGCCAGAACGCAGACGCTGGAGAGGCATTTAAAGATGCTCTAAGGGACAAAGTTGCGTCTTCATTAGACCAAGCAAGACAAGATGTTGCAAGTAAAATTTTTAGTGCAGCTACACCAGGTCAAGATGAAGCACAAACTTTTAGTGACCCTAAACCAGAGTATGCAGGTACTAACGATAGAACAGACGCTATCTATGATACACAAGGTCAGCAAATTACTTTTGAGCCTAACGATGCACCTCAGCCAGAAGCTGAAGCGCCTCAGGCACCAGTAGAGGTTACTGCTGATGAAACTCAGTGATTTAAAATCTCAAAACGAGATTAACACTGATACATTTAATAGTTTACCACCTTTACATAAAGATGTGGTAACCGACTTCTTTAGAAATTTAGATAAAGAAGAAGGAACAATATTAACAAACTTTGAAACGGCAGTAGATAAGACTGCTGTACAATATAATGTTAACACAGATGTGCTATACAACTATTTTGATAACGAAGTTGAAGCACAACTAGGAGTATAAACATATGGCATGGGTAGATGTACCAGGTTCAAGTGCAGTTTGGCAGTATGAAAATACAGCTACTGTATCTAACACATATCCGGATTCAGCTGACGGGGCAAACTCGGTAGTATCTGGTGGTATTAGAACATATACAAAACCAGGAACTAGTGATACTGTACAGGTTTATATGAGAACTAGAAAGAAAGGCGAAACCACAGAGCGTGGCGAACTTTCTAAAACTTATTACGATAATCAGTAAAGGTAAAATTTATGGCAGACACAGTATCAGTACAAACTATTGCAGACACTACAGGCGTAAAGTATGTTTGCAAACTAACTAATATTTCAGACGGCACAGGCGAGTCCTTGGTCACAAAGGTTGATGCATCAGCGCTAACTTTTATGTCAGAGGACGGAAATAGAAAGATTAGTAAAGTCTGGTACTCTGTCAATACTACAAATAATAAATCGGCGGTTGAGTTGTTGTGGGCAGGTACCACTAACGCAACTGCTCTTTTGTTATCTGGAAACGGTTATTGGGACTTTAGAGATGCCGGCGATGAGATATTAAATAACGCTACAGCACCAACTGGAGATGTAATATTATCTACTAGAAATTTTGCAAACGGCGATAATTACACAATAATTGTAGAGTTTAGGTAAAAGGTTGTATAAATATATACAGAGAGTATCAATAGAGAGAGAATAATGAAGTTAATTTCAGAAGAAGTTGTAAATGCAGAATACATTGTTGAAGAAAACAATGGTAAAAAAGAATACAAAATTCGTGGTATCTTCCTACAATCTGATATCAAGAACAGAAATGGCCGTATCTATGAGAATGATATTCTAGCAAAAGAAGTTAACAGATACGACAAAGAGTTTATCCAAAAAGGCAGAGCATTCGGCGAGTTAGGACATCCTGACGGACCTACTGTTAATTTGGAAAGAGTTTCGCACATGATTAAAGCGCTTACGCCGGAAGGCAAGAACTTTATCGGTGAAGCGAAAATCATGGACACTCCATATGGTAAGATTGTAAAAAATCTTATTGACGAGGGGGCAACACTTGGTGTTTCTTCTCGTGGTATGGGTTCCTTGGTGCAAAAAGGTGGTGCTAACTATGTGGGTAAGGATTTTTACTTAGCTACAGCCGCCGATATCGTTGCAGACCCAAGCGCTCCAGATGCTTTCGTAGAAGGTATTATGGAGAGTAAAGAGTGGGTTTGGGATAACGGTGTACTGTTAGAGAAAGATATTGAAGCTTGGAAAAGAGATATACAAAAGGCCAAAAGTCATGCATTAGCAGAAGCCAAGGTCAAAGTATTTAAGAATTTTCTTGGAAAACTTTAATATTATAAATATCAATAGTAAAAGAAAAAAATTAATTTTTTTTAAGATTAAACTAAAGGGAGATATCTCAAATGTCCGAAACAGA